TTTCAAACGATAACGCTTGGCGTAAAAATAAGCGCGAAATAATGGAACTAAAAGATATATTAAAAAAGCTAAACGAGAACCAAGACGAAATTTATTCTGTCTTATGTTCTGTCGTTGAAGTTGACGAAAATCAAAGGACTATTCACGCCAAGCCGCTGAACGGGTCCGCCGAAATTTTTGACGTTAGGCTTCAAACCATGCTTTCGGGCGTCATTGGCGTGGTTACGTTTCCAAAAATAGGTTCTGACGTAATAGTTAACTTTATTTCAAAAGAAGTCGCTTATATCGCTTTAAATAGCGAAATTGAAAAAATTCAATTAAATATCGGTGCAATGTCTTTTTTTGTCGATGCTACGAACGCGAACTTGGACGTCGAAAACGTTCACGCGACCGTAACGAATACAATATTAGACAGCGAAAACGTCGAAGTTAACGCCAGCGCGACGAAATTCGTTTCGACTTCGTTCGAAATTGAAGGCCAAACTTTTAAAATTACCGGAACCGCCGCCGACATTATAGCGACAGCGATAAACATGAACGGGGCCGTTATAATAACAGGGGCCACAACGATAACGGGCGCCGTTTCTGTCGCTGGTTCTATGGCCTTGAACGGCGGTGCAAACGGCGGCGTTCCAAAAGGCGCTTCTTTAGCTAATGAATTCAATAAAATAAAAGAGGATTTAAAAGAATTAAAAGCTAAATTTACCGGCTGGACGCCTGTTAATAATGACGGCGGCGCGGCCTTAAAAACGAGGCTTTCGGCTTGGTCGCCGGACGTTACGCCAATAGTCGCCGAAAATATAACGAATTCACAAAACACGCACTAAATGGACCCCGTAAAAGACATAAAATTTATTGAAGACCTCGTTATTTTGAACGGTGACTTTCAGCTTTTCGAAAGCGACGAAACTCACATTGAAAACATATTAAAAGCGAATAAAGGCTTCTTTTTTGAAACGCCTTTAATTGGTTTAGGAATAGTAAACGAATTAAAAGGCTCGAAAAATGTTCAGGAGTTAAAACAGGACGTAAGACGTCAGTTAATAATGGACAATTTTAACGTTCAGTTAATCCAAATAAGCGAAGGCAGTATTGACATAAAGGCTAAAAGGTTAAGATAATGGCAAAAATAATAATAGTTGAAAATCAAAGCGTTTTAGACGTTGTCACGCAATACCTTGGAACGCTTGAAGCCTCTTTTGCATTTTGTATTGAAAATAATATTTCACTAACGGACGACTTAACTTCAAACGAAAAAGTCGAAATTACAAAAACAAAAGAAAATGTTTCTTTAGTTTCCGATTATTTCGCCGAAAAGAAAAAGGACTTGGCCACCGGATACCCTTTAATTTTTCCTGATCAATTAGGTATTGGAACAATGACGCTCGAACAAACATTTATAGTTGATTAAAATAAAATAAAATGGCAAAAAAACCTATTGATATATTAAAAACGTATTTTGAAACCGGCGACGTACCAACACAAGTACAATTTTCGGACCTTATAGACAGTTTTTTCCATAAAGACAGCGGAATAAACATCGAAAACGTTGCTGGACTTTCTGAAGCTTTGCAAGAACTTGAAAACCTTCAAATAGGCGACATTGAAGGTCTTCAGCTAGCGCTTAGTAATTTAGCGAATATTGAAATAACCGACGTTTCAGGTTTACAATACGCTTTAAATCAACTAACTACTAGACAAATTTCCGACATTACAGGGCTTACCGAAGCTTTACAGGATTTTAATAATAGGATTTCAGACATACAAAATAACTTCGTACAAAAAGACGGTGCAAAAGTGCTTTCTGAAATTAATTATAGCGTTTCAGAAAAAGAAAAAGTTGACGGCGCTTTACAAAAAGACGGCTTTATAGGTTCCGCAAGAACCTTAGACGACAAAATTAACGCCTTGGTTATCGCTGATTATGCCAAAATTGTTTACTTCAATACCTTAGAACCTGAAGACGCGACGATTTTCGACATAGTGAACCCGCCGTTATTAAATGACAACGAATTGACTTTTGACGACGGGAATTTATATATAAGCGCTGTCGATTTGTTAACGTGGGTATTTAATTCGAATACAGGAAACTATGAAACAAAAACTGTTATAAACGGCGGTTCAAATTTCGTTTTTGAAGGCAGTACGACCGACGCGACAAACGATAAGGCGGCCGATATTTCAAGGACGGGACGAATAGCGGCGGGACTTGCTACGTTAGGCGGTCACTTGGTCAATATGACTTGGATTTTATCAAACTTTTTTTCTTACGTTCCGGCGAAAGCAACGGCGCTTGTCGATACTGACGTTTTGGTTATAGGCGACAGCGCCGACGCTCTAAAGACAAAGACTAGAACTTTCGCGCAAATAAAAGCGACTTTAAAGACTTATTTTGATACGCTTTATATAACTGCAAATATAAACTCAAGCAATTTTACTAAAAACTTGTCAGTAACCGACAACACTTTGCAAAAAGTAGCTAACAAGGTCGACGCGCTTAATTTAGGGGCGGAATCGACAGCACCAACAGTTTCGGCAATTTATGCAGATATTGCTTCAATGATAGCGGCGCGAAGTTCTCAGTCGCCGAACGCTTTTTACAAAGTAGACGACGCCAGCGCCGACCCTACGATCACAAGCGGAAAAGCCGTTTATCAATATTTAGGAACAACGTCCGGCACGCTAAATGACTATGACCTTATTTGGAAATTAGATGGAAATGTAGTTTCCGGTGAAAACTTACCAACTGAAGGACTTGATTCCGGATTATATTTTAGAGTAGACAAAAACAACAGGCGCTTGCTAATGCAGTACAACGGCGCCGAATGGGACCCGATAAGGTCTTTTGGTGAAATGAAAATATGGGTTAGTACTTTAGGACAAGATAATATAAATTTTGGTGATGGTTCTGGTATTAAAGCATTTAGAACAATAGTCTTTGCGGTTAAACAAATTCCGCCGCAATATTACGGTGATGTTACTGTAATAGTGCAAGCGGGTACTTATAATGAATCAGTTTATGTAAACGGGAAAAACCCCGTTGGTGATTTTAAAATAAAATTTAAAGGCGAATATTCTTCAATAACCGGAACCATAACAGCAATTACAAGGGACACGACAACCGGAAGAATTACAATTACAGACAGTTCAAAATCTTTTGCAGGTAGCGCGCAAAAAAATAATTTTTTACACATTACAAACGGAATAAATAACGGGTGTATAATGCCAATTATTCAAAACACGACGAATCAAATGACATGCCCGTTTGAAGAATGGTCTTACAGAAAAGATTCTTTTTCTAGTACTCAAAATATTTTGTTTGGCGTTTGTTCAGTAGGAAATACTTATGAAATAATGACGCCAACTACACTTATAAACGGGTTTATTTTTTCAAAAGGAACTTTAATAAGTATTGAAACAATGAGGTTTACAAGTTCTTCAATTGCGGCAAATTATGGGGCTTTCATAGGGAATGCAATGCAGTTTAATGTATTAGGAAACGCAGATTCGAGATTTCAAGCTCAAAATGGGGCCTCGATGGCTTTAAATAGCTGCTCGTTGTGGAGTGATTCGCCCCTTACTTCTTGGGTATTATTTCAAGTTAATGCCTCTAATTTTGATATGGTTTCATGTAGTTTGACGCCGAACACAAATTTTTCAAACGGTGCGCTTTTATATTGGTTAGGATCTACGGGCGTAATTCAAGGAACTACATTATTGGGAAAAATAGAGATTGCGACTAATTCAAGTGTTGGTTTTGGATGGAGTCCGTCGACGACTTCAACAATCACAACGACGGTTGTTAGGTCTTCAGCGGTGGCACAGAGATTAATGACTGTGCAAACAATAGGAACAAAAACAATTGAATCTTCGTCTTTTGGGGTAGGAACAACTGAATAAAAAATAAAATAATGAGATACGCAAAAAAACAAATTGAAGGTATAGTAGTATATAATGAATTACCGGAACCTTATAAGAATTATTATGATTTTAAAAATGAAAAGCCTGAAATTATAGAGGCGGAAGGATTTTTGGAATTAATTGAAAATGATTTGATTGAAGGGGAAAAATACGGCGAAATATACCAAAAAGAGAATAAATATTACAAATCAGTAATTAACATTGATCAAGAATCTTTTGAAAAGTCATTGGAAGAAGAAAAGCAATGGTATTTAAAAAGAAAATCAGATGGAGAAAATGCATATTTAAAACTAAGCGCTGAATTTCGTTTAGCTAAGTTATCGGGGCAAATAAGTGAGGCAATACATTCTTATTTAGAGGAATTACTAACGCCTGTCAGAAATGAGGTTATGTTTGGACAGTGGAAAAAAGGACTTTCTATTTTGGAAGATCTTGGTTTTTCTCAGATAGGAGAAGATTTATATAATAAGCTTCACTTGCAAATAACTATATACATAAATGAAAACTATTAGTAATTAAAATATACATATCTTTACCAAATGGCACGAACAATAAACGAAATACAAGAAACAATTTTAAACAGAAAAGCGGTGACGCCTTCGCTGTCGCCTTTAGAAGTTTTAACCTTAAGCGAACAAAATTCATTAACAAATTTAACAAGTACTTCAAAAGTATCTATTTGGCGCCTTTGGGTCTATATTGTGGCTTTTACAGTTTGGACCTTAGAAAAAATTTATGATACATTTAAGATTGAAATTGAAGAAACTATTGCTTTGAACCAAATCGGAACGCCGTCTTGGTATCGAACAAAAATGCTTCAGTTTCAGTTAGGTTTTGAGTTAACCAATATGGGAACTTATGACAATACAAACGAATTGCAGTCAGTTGTTTTAGCTAGCAAAATTATAAAGCAATCAGTAGTCGAAGAACTAGGCGGCCGCCTTCGGATAAAAGTCGCTACGGTCATAAACGGTGAACTTTCGCCGCTGTCTTGGCCTCAAATAACGGCTTTTATTGAATACGCCGAAAAAATAAAATACGCCGGAACGCGTTTAATTTTCGTTTCAAGGAACGCCGACGACTTTAAAACAAATTATACAATTTACTATGACCCTTTAATTTTGGACGCTTACGGTCAAAGATTAGACGGAACCAACAACGAACCCGTTCAGGACGCAATAAAGGAATATTTAAAAAATTTAGAATTCAACGGCGAATTTATAAATACAAAATTGACCGACTTTTTGCAAGGCGTTGAAGGCGTAAAGGAACCCGTAAAAAACGCCTCTTTTGCTAAATACGGCGCTTTTCCTTATGTAGAAATTAACGAATTTTATATTGCTGACGCTGGTTATATGAAGTTAGACATGATTAACACAACTATTCAATTTTTAGCACGTGGATTATAAGAAACCTTTAACCGTGGATATACAAAAATTGGCGTTATTATTAACGCCTGTTTTTTGGCGAAGAACAACTTTCATTGAATTTATTTATTGTTTAGTCGACCCCATAAAAAAACTTAATTCTGAATTCATAAGTTTTAGAGAAAAGTCTATTTACAAAATAGTGCATAACGGTCAAGTAATTCTTTTAGAGAAGGTTTTAAACGATGCTTTTGACAAGTTCGACCGAAGGATTTACATTACAGACAGCGTCCAAAACGAGCCTCTGTACTTGCATTCCACACAAGAGCAAAGGCCCGTTTATATAGGCGAAAAAACACTTTTTAATTTCGGTTCGTTCGACGCGGCAAATTATGAGTTTATTGTAATAATGCCTGTCGAATTAAAACCGGTTTTTTTATTTGATTTGCTTAACTTTGAAAACAGAATTAAAACTTCGGTTAATTATTATAAATTAGCCTCTAAACGATACGTAATACAATGGATTTAATTAAACTTTTTTCGGGCGGGTTCCCTATGACAATAGAGACGCTTAGTTTTTTACAAGATGCTTACAGTAAGCCAATAAAAGCGCTTTCAAAATTGGCCGGCGAAAACACAATTTTAGAAGGGATTAAAGAGGTCGGTGGCGTTGCCCCGCAAGGCTGGTTTATTCGAAACGGCGAACCGGTATTTTTTAAAGCTTCGGCTTTAGCCGGCGGAACGGTCCGCATAATCGATAAAACTTCAAAGGTCCCTTATAATGAAGACTTAAACGCTGACGGAAATTTAGACCTTAAAGACGCTTACGTTTCAAGGTATGCGACAACAGACGCGGGCGTTTTGCAAGCCGACGAAGTCGAAGTTGTTAGTTTTCCTTTTACTGATCTAAAGCCAATAAATAGCTTTAAGGATTTATTGCCAATAGGTTCGGCGATACTTTGGTTCGATCCTTTAAGCGTTCCGGCTGGTTACAGAATAATGGACGGAACCGGCGGCGACATCGTTAGGCTTTCAGGAACTGCAAAAGCATACGACTTAAGGGACAAGTTTGTAAAAATGGCCGGTATTGAGGGCGTGGCCAACACAACGGCCGGCGCTAGAACAAAAACATTAGTTCCGGCAAACTTACCGCCTCATAATCACAGCATAGCCGAGCAAATTATATATAGACTCTTTGGAACCGGAGGCGCAAGGTCCGACGGCGGTAACGATTACCTTAAAACGACAGACACAGACGGAAATAGGTCCAATAAAGGCTATATTATTCCAGCAACAACGACTAGCAGCGGAACCGGATTAACTTCGACGCCTTTAAATATAGAGCCTTCGCACTATATAGCTATTTGGATTCAATATATAGGCCTTTAATTATGAATACCTTTATCGCAAAAAATTGGGAATTTATAGTTGGCGTTATCGGTTCGCTTGGTATCTTCTTCAGTGGTTTAAAGCTGAAATTTCACAACGAAAAGACGACAGAACTCGAAAACCTAAAGACCGTCAGAATTATAGAAAAAGACCTTCTAAACGACATGAAAATTCAAATTGAAGAACTTGTTAAACTAAACAATTATTTAAAAGACATCGTTGAAGTTCAGACAAAACAGCTTTCGAAATATCAAAAGCAATACGGCGAAATATAAATAAACAAATAAATAAAAATGAAGAACAAAACAATTGTTATCGATGCTGGTCACGGCGGCGTAATTAACGGAATACCACAAACAGCCGGAAAAAGGTCGCCGGACTTCGGAAAAGGTATTTTATATGAAGGCGTAACAAACCGACAAATCGCAAAAAAATTAATTGCTTTACTTGTTAAAGCTGGAATTCCTGTTGTTGAATTGGTTCCGGAAATTATAGACGTTTCGCTGGGTGAACGCGTTCGACGAACCAATAAGATAAAAGACGCCGTTTTAATTAGCTTACATTCGAACGCCGGCGACCCGAAGGCGTCCGGCTTCGAAATATTCACGACAAAAGGCCAAAATAATTCCGACCCTATCGCTGAAGCTATTTTTCAAGAAATGAAGAAAGCGTTTCCAAACTCTAAATTCAGGAGCGACAACGCCGACGGCGACAACGACAAAGAAGAAGATTTTTTTATAATTAAAAACGTCAATTGTCCAGCCGTTTTAGTTGAAAATTTTTTTATGACAAATAAAGAAGACTATCTTATTTTAATGTCCGAAGACGGTCAAAACAAAATAGCGAAAGCGACCTTTGAAGCAATAAAAAAAATACTTTTATGATTAGTTACATTAAATCATTTTTAAAGACATACAGGGTTTATATTTTTCTTTTCGTCTTGCTTTGGGCCGTTCTTATAGTCATGCAGTTTTACGTTATTTCACCATTAAAACAAGACAATAAAAGACAGAAAACCGAAGTTAAAAAGCTGGAAAAAGAAAATACAGACTTATATAAAACGATCCTTGAAAACGACGCTTTAATTATAATTAAAGAAAAGAGAATTTTAAAACTTGAAGCTTTGGAAAAATACTATAAAAATAAAGCTTCAGAAACACATGTAATTTATGAAAAAGAAAAAACTTCTTATGTTGGCCGTTCTGTTAGTGAGCGCCGTCTCGCTTTCGCAAAACTCGCAAACGAATAGAAAAGCGAATGACAGCGTAAAAGTATCTATTAAGGACTTGGACCGCGCCAGCTTCAAAATGATTGAAGGAAAACAAGCGAAGGAAAAATTATATTATATTACTGGCGCGCTTTCGGCTTGTGATTCAATAGTAAAGCAGCAAAAAGAAAAATATAGCCTTCAAGAAATGAATTCGGCCGCTTTAAGACAACAAAACGAAAACTTGACCAAGATAGTCGAAGACGTTAAAATAATCGCTAAAAACGAAAAAAGCGCCGGATTAAGGCGCGGGTTTTTCGGATTTTTAAAAGGCGTCGGCGTTGGCGTTCTATTAACGAGCGCTTTTTTCCTGATCAATTAAAGTTCTAATTCAAGGCCGAAGGCTTCGGCTAATTTTTTAAGGTTCGGATTTTTTTTATTTAAACGATCAAATTTTTCTTTTACTGTTACAGGTTTTTTGTCATGAAGTTTTACTTCTTTTATATTTTGCATGTCTTATTAAAATTTTAAGTCTTTCGATTTCTTTTGATAATTTATAGTAACTTTCGACGCAAGCGACAAAAGGCAAAAGGTCCAAATATAAACGGCGCTGAATAATTATTTCTTCAAGCGCCGTTTCTTGTTTTTTAGTCAACACTTTCTTCAATTTCTATTTTTAGGGCGCCAGCTTCGCGGTCCACAAGTTCAACAAATAGTTCGATTCCTTCAGCGCCGGACCATTTTTGGACTTTTTCGAAATTTTCTTTATCAATCAGTGAAGCGTCTATTTTTAGAATTTTAACTTCGTTAAGCAAAGAAGCGCCAATTTTTAAACCGGCTATTAATTGCGAAGCCGTATTTATTTGCGTTTTATCAAAAGGCAATCCATTAAAAAGGAAACATTCGTTTTCGACGTCATAAGATAATCCTTCAATTACGATCTTTTCAGAAATAATAAGCGCTTTTGCGTCCTTTTGCGCCTCAATTCCTTCGCTTGCTTCTTGAATACTGTTTTGTAGCTTTTCAATCGCTTCGTCGGCCTGTTTGAAAGCCTTAGCTTCATTTATACGCTTGTTAATTGATTCACTATTAACAAAAGCCGTTTCTTTTTCCTGAAGGCTAACGTTTGGAATTGGCTTGTTTTTTTCGTCGTCAAGCCAAGTATAACCGTCTTTAACTTCGGCTTCAATTGTCGCGACCTGAAGAAGCTTCGCTTCTATTTCGGATTTTAGCGTTTTAACAGTGATTTCACGCGTAGCGATTCCGTCCGTCACTTGTTGCCAAGAAGCCGACTTAATTCGTTCCGCTTCGGTTAGAACTGCGATTTCTTTGGCCAGCGCTACAACGTCGACAAGTTCTTTTTCGGCGTCTTCAGAATTAAAAAAACCGGTCAAGGTTTGAAATTCGACAAGCTTTTTCTTGTCAAATTTTCGGCTGTCAGTAAGTTCTTCAATTTGTTGGTTTTGTTCGCAAACATCGACGCCGGTAATTTTACAAAAATACTCAACTTGCTTCGCGTCCGACATTTTAAAAAAGTCGTTAACGTCAAAGTCAATAACGCCGATACGTTCGTTTAACCATGTTCTGGGCGCCTTTACAAACTTGTCTTTTTCGTCGACAGCGTTTAAGTTTTCGATTTCGAATTGTATCGGAGTTTTACCGACAGCCAATTTCGTTCGTACTATATAACCGTCAGAAAGTTCGACTTCAATAAGACCTTTTTTGGCGCCTGTTGTCACCGGTTTCGGCGGTACGTTCTTACCGGTCAAAGCAAGCCAAACGGCGTCGATAAAAGACGTTTTTCCGCTAGCGTTTCGGCCTGTCAAATAGACGTCGTTTCCAAGAACTTCGCCTTCGTAAGATTTTAAACCTTTGAAATTCTGTATTTTAATTCTTTTAATTTGGGTTTCCATGTTTTTTTTTTATTATTTACTTTTAATATAAAAGGCGCGCTTTAAAAACGCGCCTTGGTTAAAAAATTAACTGACTAAAACGGTAATTGCTTTTTAACGATTCCAACGCCGTCGATAGGATTGATTATAAAACCGGCCGGAATTGCGTCGCCAGCAACCCAATTTTCAGGCGTTACGATTTTGGCGTTCGTTTGCGCTGGCGCCGCGTTCGGATTTTCAGGGTTTCCGGCCAAGGCTTTTCCGATAAATGGATTTCCGCCGTTTACGAACAATTGCGTTAAGTCAACAGGATTTTCAGTATAGGCTTCAACAATTGCGTCAGAAACAGCGCTTGGAGGTTCCGGAGCCGTTATGTATTCCGTTTCCATTCCGGAACCTTTTCTTGTAATTACGACATCGTAGTTTTTAGGGTGGCCCCATGCTGGTTTTAAGGCTAAAGACATAAGCATAGCAATAACGCCGGCTTTATCTAGTTCGAAAACTTCGATTTTTTCGGTCTTGTAGTTCCAAACGATAAGGCCCCACGCATGCTTGACGCTGTCTTTTTGGCCTTCGCCTTTTTTCGGCGCTGGTTGGCCTTGGGTGAACGGGTGGCGCGTTGGTTTTCCGTCTAACCATTCCAGCCACATTAATACAGGCGAAGACAGAATTCTAAGCTTGTTGTCGCCCATCTCTAATTTAGTGAAACCGCCGGCGCTAGTTGGTTGTGAATAACCTTCAGGAATAAATGAATTTGACATAATTTTAATATTTATTGATTAATTGTTAATTTTTAATTTGTTTCGTTTAATTGTTTTGCAAGGTCTTCAAGCTTTTCGGTCAAGTCTTTATCGGTCGATCTTAATTGCAATACATTAGCAATTAAGGACCTTTTTTTAACGGTATCGAGGGCCGGAAAAAGGTAAACTAAAAGCGAAGTAATTCCGCTTTTAGGAAGTGAAGCCTTGGCGTTAATAACGCGAATTTTAAGGCTGTCGTCGGCTGGAAGTCTTTTTTTTTCACTAGCCGTTTGTTTTTTTGGTCTCATTTAGTTCATTTAAAATTTAGTGTTTTTATTTTGCGCAAAAGTTAACAGTAAGACCGCCGCGAAGTCTAATTATAGTTTTTATTTCGCCGGAATTAAAAGCGCGTTCGAAGTGACGGTTCGCCAATTCAGTAGGTTTTTTTGAATTTTCCAAAAGTACGGAATATTTTCCGGCGCCAATTAAAGACGTTTTTTTATCGCCGTCAAATTTATAACGAATAACGAAATTTTTGTTCACTTCTTTTATTGTACTTTGGTCCATTATACTTGTATTGATCATCTTAATAAACTTGTTTGTTGTTGTTGAGTGCAAAGATATAAATATATTTGACATTTTAAAGTTTTTTTGCAATTTTTTTTTACATATATTTGCAGTCAACAAAACAAAACATTTATATAATATGGAAAATTTACTTTATTTCGGTCTATTTTGGATTTTGACCGGCGCCGGAAATTACTTGGTTTTTTTAATAGAATTAAAAGTAAAAGGCTTGAATTGTTCTAAAAAATTTAAAAGAAAATATTTTAAACTGTCTTTAGCGCTTGGATTTTCAGGCCTTATTTTGTCGGCTTACCTTTTAATTTTCCCTAAAAAATGAATTTAAGACCGTACCAAAACGAAGCCAAAACGCAAATTCGCGCCAGCTTCACAAGTGGGAGTTTATCCGTTGTTCTTTGTTCGCCGACCGGTTCCGGTAAAACAGTGACTTTCGCCGATATAGCACGCGAAAGCGTCGATAATGGTTTTGTCGTAATGATTGCAGTCGACAGAACCGAACTATTGGACCAAGCCAAGAAAAAGCTTATTGAATACGGCCTTAATCCGGCGGTTATTACGGCCGGTAAAACAATGAAACGAAACGCGTCTTGTTATGTCGCTACGGTACAAACATTGAAAAGGCGCGTTTTTCCTGAAATAAACCTTCTTATTATTGATGAATGTCACAAGCAAATATTCGATCCTGTAATAAAGATTTACAAGGAAGCTGGCGTTTTTGTAATTGGCGCGACCGCGACACCGATCAGAACCGGAAAAATGACGCAATTAAGCGATATTTATGACGAAATAGTAGAAACGATCACAATAGGCGACTTAATTCAAAAAGCTTTTTTAGTTCCAGCGGTGACATATTCCGTCAAAATGGACGCTTCGAAATTAGCTATAAAAGGGAACGAATACGACAACAAGCAAATGTTCGACATGTTCGACAAAAAGAACCTTTATGACGGCGTAATTGAAAAATACAATCAATTCACACCGAATACTAAAGCGATTTGTTTCAATGTAAACGTCGAGCATTCCAAGAACGTAACGCGCGCCTTCAATGAAGCCGGAATTTCAGCGATTCATGTTGACGGGACAACACCGAAGAAGAACCGCGAAGACATTTTTAAGGCTTTTAAGGCTGGGCAATTTACAGTACTTTGTAATGTCGATATTGCGACGACAGGCTTCGACGAATGGACAATTGAAACGGTAATAGTTAACCGCGTGACGCTTTCGCTGTCTCTTTGGCTTCAAATGGGCGGACGAGGTTCGCGAATTACGCCTTCGGAACTTGTCGGCGTTTCCGGTTATTTACAAAAGGAACATTTTAACCTTTTAGACATGGGCGGGAATGTTTACAAACTTGGCTTTTGGGAACAAGAACGAGTTTGGAATTTGTCGCACAAGACAAACGATAAGGCCGGCGTTGCACCGGTCAAAGAATGTCCTGAAGAACGTTTTGACGAAAATCTAAAAAACGGCTGCGGCTGCATTATTCCAGCGCCGGCGCCAACTTGTAAATATTGCGGTTTTGTTTTTCCAAAAGAAGAAAAAAAATTTGCTGAAGGCGAATTTATAGAGGTTCAAAATTACAACCTTTTGCCGCCGGAAATTGTCGGCCAAGCTTGGGGCGCGTTGTCCTTGGAACAGCTGGAACAAGTCAGAACTATAAAAGGTTATAAACTAGGCTGGATTATAAAACAAATTGCAATTAATAAAGACTTAACGCTTTTGGAATACGCTAAGTTTAGAGACTTTAAGGCGCCGGCTATGTGGGTCGAAAGAATGGAAAAAATGTATAATTTAAACTAAAATAAAAATGAATAATATCGAAGTAGTTGACGCAATAGTTTGCGCCGGAACATGTGAAGCTTGCATTTGCCAGCCAGCCACAAAAGGAAAAAACGAAATAATTGAGTTTTACGCTTCTTTTTATGCCACAAGTAAAGCAACTCAAACTTTTTGCTGTCTTGTTATAAAAGGAGTTGAAGAAGGTTCTTGGAACCGTCGCGAATGGTTCGCACTAAAGAACGCCAGCTTTGAAGAAGCGGGCCAAGGCAATAAAATAAAAGTTTCAGCGCCTTTGTGGTTATTGGAGCGAAAAGGAATTTTAAACTTAATAACTAAAATATAAAAACATGAAAATATTAAACAATATAAAAATCGAAACCGTTCTTTTCTTGGATATTGAAACGGCCCCAAATTGGTTAAATTTAGAAGACGCGCCGGCGTCAATTGCAAGCGAATGGATTTATAAATTCAAGTTCAGAAACGACGCGCCAGCGGAACCAAAAACCGGCGAAGCTATTCCGGTTTATTATTCTGAACTTTGGCAAAAAGAAGCCGGCCTTTTTCCTGAATTTTCGCGAATAGTTTGTATTTCGGCTGGATTCATGTACAAAGGTGATTTTTTACTACGATCTTACTTTGATCAAAACGAAGGCGCTCTTTTAACCAAATTTAAAGCGGACCTTGAAAGTTTTTGTATTGCGATTCCTTTGGCGAAGCTTTGCGCGCACTTTGGTAAAGGTTTTGATTTTCCGGTTATAGCTAAAAGAATGCTAATAAATAGAATAGTAATACCGAACATTTTAGACACGGCCGGCCTTAAACCTTGGGAAAACTCAAACCTTGACACTCACGAAATTTGGAAACTTGGCGGAACAACTTCGGCCGGACTGCCAGCGATTTGCATGGCTTTTGGAATTGATACGCCAAAAAGCGACTTAAACGGTTCTTTAGTATCTAAAGCATTTGCTGAAGGTGAACTTCGCCGAATTGCTGACTATTGTGAAGAAGACGTTTTTGCTTTGCTGAATGTATTCAAAGCGTTCAGAATGGAAGAACCGGTAAGGCGTGAAAAATTAATTCAACACTAAAAAAAATGGAACCATTAAAACAAGCCGAAAAAAAGCCAATAAGCGTTTCGGATTTTATTTACCTTCAAGCTTTGGAATTCCAAGGCGAAAAAGGCGAACCGATATTTTTCGGCGAAATAAGCTTTTTTAAGGCAATAAAAAAAGGTAATTCGATAAAGGTATTCAAAACGCACCATAAAGCGCGCAAAATGGTTTTTTCTGGTAAATTAGAGACCGTAAAAGCTGACAAGACAGTTTTACTTTCTTGTTTAAATTCTATTTTCGACAAGAAAAAGGCTTTTGAAGAACGAAAAACAGGCGCTTATTTTATTGAATCGTTTATTGTAGAAAAATTTCTTGGTTATGGTTTTAAGTCAGAATAAAAAGGACGCCGGCCGTTCCTGTTGTGCTATCGCTTGCAAAAATAAACCGGTCGCAAAATTGGCCGGTTTATGTTATAAACATTATGAACGCAAAAGAAAAAAAACGGACCCGATAGGCGCACGGTTCCAACAGTTCAAAACGAACGCCAAAAAACGAAATATTGACTTTTCAGTTACAAGAAAAGAATTTCAAATGTTTTGCGAAAAGAACGGTTATTTGATCATAAAAGGCCGGCGCGGTCAAAACGCTACAATCGACCGGCTTTGCAATATTCACGGATATCACATTTGGAACATGGGAATTAAAACCAACAGGCAAAACGCCAGCAAAGGGAACCGTTTCAGCGGCGAAAACTTCGACTGTCCTTTTTAGTTTTTAAAAAAAAATTGCAAATTTATTTTAAAAGTCAAAAACTTTTATATATTTGCATAAGTATTAACAACAAAAAACAAGGAAAAAATGGAAAATTCAAAAGAAATAAAAGAAATACTTTTAAAAGAAGCGACTGTAATTCAAGACTTTAAGCACGAAAAAACGTCAATAAACTACAAATTAATTCATCATATTGACGCAAAAAACAACTTCGAACGTTACGAAATTCAAGCTTGGATTAACGGCGAATTTTATCAGCAGTCAGAAAGAAAGCTTCTTTCTTCAGCGACAGAAAACTTCGAAAAAATAATTGTTTCAAGCGTTACGCCTTTTATATAAATAATTTAATCCAGCGCCTTCGGGCGCTTTAAACCCTTAACAACATGAAAAAATTATTCTCAAAAATTTACGATTCTATTTCAAAATTTATTTTCGGCGGTACTAATTGCAATCCTAAAGGCTAAAAAAAATGAAGAAATTTAGTTACGAAGATATTGACGTAATCCTTCAGGACATCGTTAATGCAATAAAAGCAATTCAAAAAGAAAATAACGGCTTCGCCGAAACGCTAACTGTTTACATGCCGAATTATTTCAGAACGGTTTTAAACCTTTATTATCAGTCAAAAGCTAGTCCGCCAATTAGAAGATATATCGAATTTGGCGACGGGTCTAGCTTTTACGGCGTTAAAAACTTTTACCCTTCACCATTTAACCAAATCATAATTTCGGACCTAAAAGCGCCTCAATTTAATGAACTTACTAAAATAATTGAACTTTGAAAAATAATAAAAGAACCTACATTTTTAACGGCGTTAATTATCAATTGAAAGCAAAACTTACATTTTACGATAAAATAATGATCTTAACAGGCTTTATTTTTCTTTTTGGCCTGTGGGTTTCCGGCTTCTTGTTATTGGCTTTTGCGTTATGGTAAAATTTCAATTTTATCCAGCGCGCGTAAATTCTAAAAAACCAATTGGCGAAGTAACTCTTTTAGAATTCCTTAAAGCAAACCAAGACCCAAACGACGAAATAAAGGCCGTATTCGCACAAATAGCACAAGCTGAAGCCAACGGCGACCAAAAACAAAAAGCCTTCTTAAAACAGTCTTTTCTTTACTATTTTACGCCGTGCGTATGGACCGACGGCCAAGGGCGTTCGTATGATAACATTTTAAGTTTTACCGGCTTGGCAGTTCTTGACTTTGATCATATCGAAAACGCGAATGAATTCAAATATTTTATATTTAACTCTTTTCCGTCCGTTGTCGCTGGCTGGCTGTCACCTTCTAAAAAAGGCTGTAAATTTCTTGTAAAAATTCCGGTCGTTAAAACTGTCGACGAATTCAAGTCTTATTTTTACGGCCTTGGCTTGGAAATGGAAAACTTCAAAGGCTTCGACGGAACCGGCCAAAACGCAATTTTACCTTTATTCCTGTCGTACGACCCCGATTTATTATATAGGGAAAACGCCGAAACGTGGACCAAGCGCGGAAAAATGCTAAACGCCTTTGTCGCGTCTTCGGCGCCTTTGGTTCCGGTCCAAGTTGGTGAAGGCGACCAAGCGCGCGTTCAGCGAATTATAATTAAATTATTTGAAGCTATCGTTTCCGACGGACACCCGCAAGTTAGAAGCGCCGGCGTAACTTTGGGCGGCTATGTCGCCAGCGGTTACATGGACCAAGCCAGCGCCGAAAATTTTATTAATTCATTAATACAAAATAATTCATACCTTCGAAAAGGAATTTCAGGCTACCAAATCACCGCAAAAACAGCGATTCAAAAAGGAATGTTATCGCAATTAACCCTTCAATAAATGAACAACAACAAAGAAGTAACAGCTGACGACTTTATAAAAGAAAATTTTATACATGACAAAAAATATGTTGAATTCGACGAAACGCCTGAAGTACAACAGGCCCGAAATGACCAAGAAAAAGCAAGCTGGCGCGAAGTTTATAGTTTTGCACACGCTATAAATAAAGCCGGCCGTTCGTTCACCGAAACGGACGTAAAAAACCAATGCGAACGTTTTTATTTGTCATTCGAAAAAGTGCAATTAGTTTTTCAAAAAGTAGCGGAAAACAATCAGGACGAATTCGGAATTGAAGACAAGCCGGAAATTTTCAAAGTCGAAAATTTTCTTCGAAAAAATTGGGATTTTGTTCGAAACGAAGTAACGCAAAGAAGCGAATACAGACTAAAGAATTCGACCAACGAATTCGAAAAATTAAACGTCGATAGCCTATACAGGAAACTGCAACATGTTCGTTTTACTTTTTCAATCGACAAAGTTAAGTCTTTGCTTCGGTCCGATTTTGTGAAGACTTACAACCCTTTTTTCGAGTATTTCGAAGCCTTGGAGCCGTGGAACCGCGAAGTTGATCATATAGGTAATTTGGCCAATTATGTGACAACAACCGACCAAAATTTTCACGTTACGCAATTTCGGAAAATGCTCGTTCGTTGTATAGGGTGCGCGCTTTACGGCGTAGAAAATCGTTTCGTCTATGTTTTTGTAGGCGAAAAGCAAGAAAAAGGAAAAAGTACTTTTATTCGTTTTTTAAACCCGTTCGGCCGTAACTATTACACCGAAGCACCAATTAGAGACAATAAAGACACTTATTTTTCTTTTTCTGAAAACTTCATCTACAACCTTGAAGAACTTGCTTCGCTGTCTAATTTAGAGGTTAATCAATTGAAGTCTATTATTTCTATGACTACGATCAAAGAACGTAAGGCTTACGCCGTGGACGCCGAGGAACAACCAAGACGGACGAATTTTTTCGGTTCCACTAATAAGAACGAATTTTTGACCGATACGGAAAACACGCGCTGGCTATGCGTTAACGTTGAAGACATAAATTGGAACTATAAAAAAGACGTTGACATTCACGCCGTTTGGTCGCAAGCCTTCGCTTTATACCATGACGAGGAATATAACCAATTTTTAACCGCTGGCGAAATGAGCGTTCGCGACTTGCTGAATAAAAACTTCGAAGTTTCCGACCTTGAAAAAGATTTAATTAAGCAATGCTTTGAAATTGGCGACGAAAAAGGTTCTTTTTACTCTTTGCCTGACATTATTTCGACGCTAAGCGATAAATTTAACGGTAAGCCGCTTAATTCGCGCTTTATTGGCAAATCTATGGCCCAGCTTGGTTTTTTGGCTGGAATCCAGCGCGTAAATGGACACAAGACGCGCGGCTATTGGGTGAACCTAAGAACGACGGCTTTATACGAAAACGGCGACGAAAAGACGCCTTTCGTCAAACCTGAAGTAAAAGAGGCGGAACAAAAAGAATTTAAGTTTTAACCATGCGGAACAACAGAAACGCGTTTTGGAACATCACAAAAAAAGCTATTGTTCCAGCTGAAGCCAACGCTGGCGCTGGCTGGAACATGTGGAACATTAGGAACATCACTTTTCAAACATTTTCCAAGGACATGAAAACAACCATATTTAAATATACAAAAGTTTTAAGGAATTTGATGTTCCTATTGTTCCACCGGTCCGCAAGCCTTACCATTAAAGGGCTAAGGGTGGAACATCAAAAAAAATCCTGTTGTTCCATGATGTTCCACATGTTCCACTTTTGAAATGCCAAATTAAATAATAAAAAAAAAATAAAAACAAGATGACAAATCCATTTATTGACAGTTCGGCCGTGGCCGGTGAATGCGAAAAAATAATTGAAAACCAAAAACAAACCGAAGGCCGTATTCAGTCCGAATGCTTCATTTGGTTTAATAATGAATTTCCAGCTTTGCGCGGTTTAATGTATCATGTACCAAACGGCGGCTTAATGACAGGAGCAAAAGGAAACCAATTAAAAGCAATGGGCGTCGTTGCTGGCGTTCCTGATCTTGAATTTCATTTTTGGAAAAGAACCTTCTTTTTGGAATGTAAGACCCCGACAGGAACCGTTTCAAAAGACCAAATAAAAATTCATAATATTTTAGACGAACACGGTTTTAGGGTTTTTGTATTCAGGTCAAAAAAAGAGTTTCAAGACATTATTTATGCGATTATTGAAGACAAGTCGCCAATGTTTAAAAGAGGCTTAAAACGGGCCGAATTCGAATACAGAAACGGCGTTTTTAATTATCTTTACAACTTAGAAGAAGGAAACGTTCAAATGCTAGATGATTTAGTTACGCCGGAAAATTACGAACGTTTCAAAGGCTTGGTTATTGAATTTATAAACGAAGGTTTTGACAGTCTCGAAGGCTTCGAAATACTTTTTACGCCGGACTATTTAGGTTTCTATAAAAAAAGCCTTGAAAAAGAAACTGAAGTATTTTACAAAGGTTCAACAACAACAGAAATATAAATAAAAATGAAACAACCGAAACCCCGAAAAACAGACGAAAAGAAGGCCGAACGCTTGGCAGTTCGTGACGCTTCTTTGATTCCTTTTTCGATAATTGTTGAAGACAAAAAAGAAAACAAACCGACTGTTAAAAAGTCGGCTATTGAAAAGCAAAAAGATTTTATTGAATTAATATTTTCAAAGAACCCCGTCGGCCGTCCAAGGCTTTATTCAACAGCCGAAGAACTTGAAGCCGAAATAACGAATTATTTTATTTATTGTTATAGCAATTCTATAAAGCTGACTATTAGCGGTTTAGTTTTGTACTGCGGCTTTTCAGATAGAAAAAGTTTTTACGCTTATGAAGAAAACCGCGAATTTAGTCACATTATCAAGAAGGCGCGCGGGATAATAACGCTACATTACGAAAACCTTTTGACTGAAGCGTTCCCGCAAGGGGCGGTTTTTGCGCTCAAAAATTTAGGCTGGAACGCTGAAGAAAAAATTGAAAACACCGTAAAAACCAAAACGTCGTTTTATATTGGCGGCGACGAAATTGAAGACATAGATTATTATGGCGAAAACGAATAACGACGTTAACCGCGTCGCACTTAAATTTAATTGGAAACTTTTCAATCCAAACTTTCACCATATAGAACGCGAATTTAGAGACACGACGCGCCGTTTTATATGGTGCTACGGCGGCTCGTCTTCAGCAAAAACATATTCAGTCAGTCAGGCGGTTTTGATTATTGGCGCGCTCGTCGAAGGTAGTGACACGCTTGTTTTTCGTAAAGTTTCGGCGACCCTTGAAAGCACCATTTTCAAAGATTTCGTCGGAATTATTGCGAAGCTGAAGCTGGACGCCTTTTTTAAAATTAATTACAGAAAAATAACTTGTATTAACGGCGCCGTTATTGACTTTAAAGGTCTTGACGACAATCAAAAAATAAAAGGAATTTCCGGATATAAGCGCGTAGTCATGGACGAAATAAGCGAAATGGAATTTGGCGATTTCAAGCAAATTCGTAAACGTTTAAGGGGCCAAATTGGTCAGCAAATTATTTGCATGTTCAATCCAATTGACGAAGAACATTGGATAAAAAAAGAAGTTTTTGACAAGCAAGACAAGCGCGTTTTGTCGAATTCATTAATCGACAGGAACGGCGTCTTGAAATTGGACGTTAATCCGGTTTATACTGAAGTCACCGAAAAATGGGAAGGCGGCCCGTTATTCATTAAAGGAGTGCAAAGGCCGTCGAATATCGTTGTAATGAAGTCGACTTATTTGAATAACTTTTGGGTCGTTGGTTCGCCGTGCGAAACGTTCGGCTTTACCGATGAGCAAACTATAATGGACTTTGATCAGGATAAAGCAAACGATTGGGATTTTTACGCGGTTTACGGCCTTGGAAATTGGGGTAAATTGAATAAAGGCGGCGAAATGTATAAAAACTTTGACGTTAAAAGGCACGTTAAACCGTGGCTTTATGACCCTGAACGCTCGCTTCACCTGACTTTTGACGAAAACGTAAATCCTTTTATGACGCTGGACATTTTTCAAGCTGAAGGAATGAAGGCTTGGCAAATTGACGAAATTTGTCTTGAAGACCCAAGGAACACTTTAACGCATACGATCAAAGAATTTGCGGACCGGTACGCGCCGAACGGGATGACCATTTTTATTTACGGCGACGCGACAAGTAAAAAGCAAGACGTCAAGCTAGAAAAGGGCGTTAATTTTTTTGTACTTATTGAAAACCAATTAATTGCTAAGGGTTTTAACGTGGTTCGTCGAGTTCCGTCCAAAAACCCAAACGTCGAACTTCGCTGCAATTGGTTTAACGCGGTTCTGAACGGTCTCGACGGAATTGAAGTAAGTTTTGGCGACAATTGCGCGAAAACCATTGGCGACTACAAATATTTAAAACAAGCTTCGGACGGCGGAAAACATAAGGAAAAAGTTAAGAATTCAACAACAGGCGTTGTTTTCGAAAAATACGGCCACAACACCGACGCGAATGACTACTTTTTTACTTATTTCTTTTCGTCTAGCTTCGATAATTTCGGTTCGTCAAAGGCGGTTCAAAAAACGATAATTAGAAACCGTTCATTAAAAGGCGCTTATTGATAAAAAATAGTATATTTGAGGTCGATATAATTTAACACAAAATAACATAACTATGAGTAAATTAAAATTTAACGTCGTTTGCACGAACATCGATCACACCGAAGCCGGCGCTTATATTGCCTCGTTTGTTCCAGCTGACGAAAAAACAAAGGACAAATTGAAGGACGGCTTTCGCGTTGCTGTCGGTTCCGAAGACTTTGAAGAAGGCGAAGAACCTGAAGCGTTTGAAGAAGCTTTTAAGGTCGGCGAATTGTACGAAATGACAATAGACGAACCGAAGGCGGTCGAAGAAAAAAGCGACGAAGAAAAAGCAAAAACAGCTGAAGCCAAGGCGAAGAAAGCTGAAGCTGACAAAGCTTATAAGGCCAAGAAAAAAGCCGAAGAAGCTGAAGCGATAAACCAAGCTACAAAAAACGCTTAATACTTAATTTTTAAATTGAAACGCCTTATTAATTAGGGCGTTTTTTTTTGTTATATTTGGCAAAACATTTTTATTATGGCTTTTTTGATCAAACGAGACTATTTTATTTTAATCGACGAAGAAAACCTTGACGTCGTTAGTTATTCCGGCGACGAAGGTACAAGCGCCGAAAGTATTATTGAAGAAACCGAAGCGAACGTTCTTTTCGAAATTTCGTCTTATTTATCGGGGCGTTATGACGTTTCGAAAGTATTTTTTCCGGTCCTTGAATATTTGAACGGCGAAACGTTCAAAGCTGGCGACTTTATTTATTTAAACGCGCCAAAATACGACGTTTTAAGCGCTTATTTAGTCGGCGCCTTAATTGTCAAGCTTGACGGTTTTGTTTATCGTTGTTCAACAGCTGGAGCCGGACCCGAAGCCGATTTTGAAGTTATCGGAAAAGCTGGAAATTATTACACGGCTATAATTGACACGAACGCTGGCGACTTGTTTAGCGATTCGACGAAGTTCGAGACAGGCGAAAAAAGGAACGCCTTAATAAAACGTTATGTTATCGATATTACTTTGTATGAATTGCATTCGCGAATAAATCCGAGGAATATACCAGAATTCAGAATTCAAAGGCGCGACGACGCTATAAAATGGCTTGGAATGGTCCAGAACCCAAGGAACAACGTCGACGCTGACTTTCTACCGAAGCGCGACTTGGGGCCGCAAAAAGGAAACGATATTTCTTGGAGTTCAAAGAAAAAATTAAGTCACGACTATTAAAACCAAATAAATGAGAATTTTAAACTACGAAATAAGCAAAAAAGGCGTCGTTAACCTGATCAAAGAAGACAAAAGAAACGCGTTAAAGCAAATAAAAAGAACCAATAACATTCGCGAAAAAATATATAGAACCGCTTTGGCCCGTTCGCGCGCTGGCGTTCAGGAATGGAAAAACGCGACAACTTCGGCCGAAAGCTTAATATTACCAAATAACACGGAATTAATTCGAATATATAGAGACGTTGAAGTTGACCTTCATCTATTTGCTTTAATGCAAACGATCCGTTTAAAAGTTATAGCGAACAATTTTTTTATTTATAATCAAGACGGGGCCGTTAATGACGAAGCGACAGCTTTATTCAAGAAGAAGTGGTTCCGAAAAACGGCGAAATATATAGTCGATTCTGAATTTTACGGATTTAGTTTAATTCAATTTTTGGACGTTAAAGACGGAATTTTCTCGGACGCCGAAATAGTGCCTCGCGAATACGTTATTCAACAGAAAAGAGGCGTTAAAAAGTCGCTTGCTAATTCGACGGACTTGGTTCCGTTTGACGCGCCGGAATTCTTAAACTGGGTCGTTGCTGTCGGTGAAATTGACAATTTGGGTCTTTTGCACAAGGCGACGCCGCTAGTCATTAAGAAAAAAGAAGTTATTTCCGCATGGAGCGAAGGCGCCGAAATTTTTGGTATGCCTTTGCGCGTAGGACGCACCAACATAGGCGACCCTGTTAAGCGCGCAAACATGGAAGACATGCTTGAAAATATTGGTTCCGCTGGCTGGGCCGTAATTCACGAAGACGACGTTGTAGAGTTCGTCGAAACGTCCAAGACCGACTTTTTTAAGATATACAAAGAATTTATTGACACGGTTAATTCTGAACTTTCAAAAGGCTTTTTGCTTCAAACCGGAACGACAGACGAAAAGGCCTTCAGCGGTTCCGCTGGCGTACATGAAAACCTTTTGAAGTCACTTATTGAAGCTTATATTGTTTTGGTCGAAGAAACGACAAATGAAGCAATAATTCCGGCTTGCGTTCGCTTGGGCCTTTTGCCTGTTGGTTGCTATTTTAAAAGTGATAACGAACAAAAGATTTCGCTTGAAGACATGGTTAAAATTGTGACTGAATTATTGAAATACAAAGATATTCCAAGCGGGTTTATATTTGACACGTTCGGCGTTCCTGTCGAAGATAAAGAACTTGAAGAAATTGCGGACCCGAAGGCGTCGCCGTCTTCAGTAATGCAGTCGGTCAAAAATATGTACTCGAATGTCCTTAAAACTTGTGAACATTGAACGGCCTTAACTACACCGACGCCGAACTTGAAAAAATAATTAACGATGTTTACGGCGGCTCTATTTCGCGCGACGTTTTGCCTGTTGGTTTATACAACGACATTCGCGCGCGCTTAAATAAAGCCGTTTTTGAAGGTTTCGGCGGAACTTACGCGCAATTTGACACCTCAACAACTGAAGGCCTTATTATGGCTGGTTTTGAAAAGAATATAGCCGTTTTTTCGGGCGCGAAAACGTTCCAGCAAGTGAACGACATGAGTAATTTTTTATTTTCAGGAAAAGACAAAATTCCGTTCGGCGAATTTAAAAAGCATGCAAACGAAATACTTGAAACGTATAATAAAAATTGGCTTAATACAGAATATAACACGGCGTTAAGTCAGGCGATGGCCGGCCGCCAATGGTCCGAAGTTGAAGCACAAAAAGACCTTTTTCCGCTTTTAAAATATTTGACAATAGGCGACGAACGCGTTCGAAAAAGTCATAAAGACCTTGACGAAGTTGTTTTTGAAGTGGGCGACAATTTTTGGAACAATTATTTTCCGCCTAACGATTGGAACTGTCGTTGCACGACTGAACAACTCGAAGAAGGCGAAGAACCGACAACGGACCCGAAGCGAACCTTCGACCCGAACCCCGATTTATTCAAAATGAACGCCGGAAAAGATAAAATAATATTTCGCGAAGACGTTCACCCTTATTTAAAAGTTGACAAGCGTTATGAAGTCGCGCTTGGTCGGAATTTCGACTTGCCTTTTGTTCCGCAAGTCAAGACGGTCGCGCCGAAAGTTCCAAGAAAACCAAGGGCGCCGAAAGTTCCGGTTCCGGCGGTTCCTGAAGTGGTTCCAGCTGTCAAAGTAGAACAAACCGCAAAAGAAGCCGGCGAACGCCTGAAAAACATTCCTGAAATAAAAGAAGCTTTTGAACTTGATCTTAAAATTAAAGCTTCAGGCGAAGTTATTAACGAACAAGTTCGCGAACTTAACAAAATGGTTCGTTCAGCAAATAAAACGGAATATTCCGCCAAGCTTGACGCCTATAACGCTGACTTCAAAAAGCGCGCTGGAATGATTTCAAAAAGAAAGTCGTTACTGAAAAAAGCTGAAGCCGGAATTATTGACGTTCTAAAAGTCGAAGACCATTTTGACGACTTAAATTTTGTATCTTTAAACGGTTCGCTTGAAGGCCGTCCGAAGCTTGAAGAAACGCTTCAGAAATTCAAAACTTTCTTTTCTAAAAAATGGCAGCCGAAAAACACAAGCGTTAATATTTATGTCAAGCCAAGAGTTCGCGCCAATTACGTCGGCGGTCGATATAATCGCGTGACGCTTTCGCCTTCAGACGGAACCGAAACAATACTTCACGAACTTGGACATTTTTTGGAAGGAGACAGCGACGAACTTCATTTTAAAATAATGGATTTTTATAACAGGCGAACCGCAAACGATAAAATTGAAGCACTTCGAAACGTTACAGGAAACAAGGCCTACGAATGGCGCGAAGTCACGAAAAAAGACGACTTTTTGAACCCTTATATTGGCAAATATTACAACGAAAAAGGCGCTTCGGAAATTTTAACTATGTGGTTTACTGAAGTATTCACGAACCCGACGCGCTTGGTCGACAAAGATTTTGATTATTTCGAAACGATTTATAAACTAATTAGAGAAAAGTAAATGTTAACAGCTGAAACACTTGACGGCCTTAAATTTAAAATTGACGGCGAAAATTTGGAATATCCTGAAGGTTTCGACTTTGTAAAAACCGCTTTCGATAGCTTCGCGCCAATGCCAAGCGAAGGCGAACCTGAAGCGCTTTTTTATTATACATTTATTGAACCTTTTGGATTTATTTTGAAAGATTACAAGCCGGCCGACGAAGAACCAAACGCAATATATTAAAAATGGCTTTCAACTTTGAACAAAAAATTCGCGAATTCCAGCTGTCGAAGCGCACTTTGCCGGCTATAATCGGAAACATGGCCAAGCGTCATTTTGTTGAAGGTTTTCGAAAGGGAGGCTTTACAGATATAACCTTTGACCCTTGGGCCGAACGCAAAAAGAAGGACAGGGTCGACGGTAACGGAACGAATACGCGCGCTATTTTAGTAAAAAACGGTCATTTGCGGCGAAGTATTCGCGTTCGCGTTGCTACATTCAGTTTAATTGAAATAGGCGCTTACAACATACCTTATGCAGTTTTTCACAATACCGGCGCCGGAAAAATGCCAAAACGTCAATTTATCGGCGAAAGCGCGACTTTAAACAGAAAAATTAAAGCGCGAATTAATAAAGAATTTAAAGACATATTAAGATGAACCCAAAATTGCAAATATTCGACGCCTTGGCGTTAATGCTGGCCGAAAAAGTTCCTGAAATAAAAACCTTCAGGCTTTACAATAATCAATTCGTCAAAGAAGGCGTTGAAAAGGCTTTTGCTTTTCCGGCGTTGTTCTTAGAATTTTCCGCGCTGGAATATTCCAGCAAAGGCGAAAGCTTGCAAGTCGGCGAAGCTGTCGTTCGCTTTCATTTAGGTTTTGTTTCGTTGAAGACTGAAGACAGGGCCGTTTTTGAACTTGAAAGTAAATTATACTTTCACCTTCAAGGCTTTAATGTCGCCGGAGTTTCGACGCCTTTGGACCGTAAGCGCGAAGTTCAAGACGTAGACCATGGCGCGCTGAATGTATGGCAAATTGAATATAGTACTTTAATCGCTGACAACACGGCGAACCGTAAAAACAAAATGAATTTACTTGTTGGAATTCCTTCGCTTGAAGTGAATAAAGAAGTCGAAAGTTATTTCCTGAAACATTCATAAATTAAGCATAAAAAAAAGGCCTTCAATTACGAAGGCCTTTTTCCAATAAATAAAAAAAAATGTTAACAACAAATCAACAGTTTAATAAGGAGTTCCCAAATATACGTTTATTTAACTGCTTTTAAAGTTTTGTTTTCGATTATTTTTTTATTTGTTAAAGCGTCTAAATTAACGTCATATTTTTCTTTGCGTTCAAGCGCCTTCACGTCATAACTATTTTCTATATTTTGCTTTAGCTTTTCTTTGTTGATTCTTACAACGTCCATTGTGTTCGTCTCTAAGGTGAAGCCATTCGGTTTCCAATTTACGCGCAAAATAACGAACCCGTTAATCATGTAAATTTGACGTTTAAAGCGATCATCTATTTTTGAAGTGACAGCTGAAGACTTTAGAAATACTTTTCCGCTTAAAACGTCTTCGGGGTTATAGCCGTTACGCTTTAATTCGCTACGAATAGCGTTATTAATTAATTCAAGCGAATTCTGAACAAAAGCTATTGCTTGTTGTTCGACCGAAATAAGATCAGCGTAATTTTTTTTGGCTTTTTTAAAGTTTGCTAATTGGAACAACGGCGCGAACCCAAAACGCGCAAAAATAGAGTTAATAATATTTTTCATTAGTTTTTTTGTTTTGCGAAGTCTTTCCAAATCGTTTCTTCAGACAGGAAAAGTTTTTTAGCTAGTTGACGAACTACGTCGGTAGTGTTCAGGCTTTTATGTCGGCCGTTAACTTGGTCTTTTATGTACTTTTCGCGGTCTTTTACTGTGTTTTGGTTCTTCTTCATTAGTTTATTACTGTAAAGACAAATTAAAAGCTTTAAAACGAATAAAACAAGCCTTTTTTTCTGTTAATATTGTGACATGAAACACAAGTATATAAACGAATTCGACCAAGACGCGCAAAAAGCGGAAATGTTCATATATAAGGAAATTTCTGAAGTTGGCGTAAACGGCGCGCTTTTCGCCGAAGAAATGCGGTGGCTTGTGGCGAACGGCGTCAAGACTATCGAAATAAAATTTAATTCCGTAGGCGGCGACGTAATTCACGCACAAAGCATAATTTCCGAAATAATTGACGCGCCGAAAAAAGGCGTTACTGTGAAGGGTTATTTAAATGGCCTTGGCGCTTCGTCGGCTGGCGTTATTTGGCTGGCTATTGAGGCCGAAAATCGTTTTGCGAAAGATTACGCGCGTTTAATGATTCACGGCGTTTCTTTAAGAGACGAAAAAAACGTTTCCGAAAACGACCTTAACAGCTTGAACCAATTTAAAGCGACCTCAATTCAAATTTTAAGCAACAGGACCGGAAAAAAAGAAGCTTTTTTCGAAACGTTGTTTTCGAACGGCTTGGATAATTGGTACAACACAAAAGAAATGATTAAGAATGGCCTTTTATTAGCTTCTAACGTGGAAAATACAAACGTTAAAGTAAATATAACCGATAAAGAACAAACGGCCGGCGTCGCGGTGGTTTACAATATTTTAAATTCGACGCTAAACGAAAACATTAACAAAAACACTATTAAAATGAAAAACGTTATCGCACGTTTAAAGCTTCAAGAAGGCGTTTCTGAAGAAGTGATTGACAAAGCAATTGAAGGAATTCAAAACAGCTTAACAACCGCTTCAGAATTGGCCGGAAACCAAGCTTTAGAAATTGCTAAACTTAAAAATAAGTTAGCGGAACAACAAACGACAATCGACGCGACCAATAAGACGGCGACTGTCGCGTTCGTTGAAAATTGCATCAAAGAAGGAAAAATTGACCCTTCGAAAAAAGAAGCCGTTATTGCTTCAGCTGAAAAAGACCTTCAGGGATTCATCAATTTAATGACAGCGGTTCAAAGCAAGCCGGCCGACATTAGAAACGCCTTTAGAAACGACAACGGCCAAGCGCCAGCGAACGAAGAAAAAAGAACCTTTAGACAATTAGAACGCGAAGCGCCGCAAGTGCTAAACGCTTTAAAAGTAAATAACAAAAGCGCTTACGTTGCTTTATATAATGCGGAATACAAAACTAACAAGACTGAAGCGGACCTTTAGAAGTTCGCCGAAGTACAAACTTTAAAATTTAAACAAAATGAAAAACAGAATTTCACTTAAACGCGTAGCGATTAACGTCTTTTTAGCTTTGGCTATTGGCGTAATGCTTAACAGCGTTATTATTGGCGCCGGCGTCTTCTTAATTGGAACCGGAACACAATTATTATTTAAAAAATCCTTCACGGCTGGAAGTTTTGCTTTTGCGCTTCAAACTGAAGTTTGGATTGCGGACATTCAAGAAAAACTTTTTTACGGAAACGAATTTTTGTTTTTGGCGCAAGATCATTCCGAATTTATTAATAACAAAACGGTCCACGTTCCGCAAGCTGGCGCGTCGCCGAATGTAGTTAAAAATAGAACTGTCGTTAATACGGACCCGATTCAAAGAGTTGATACAGAAATAACATACGATTTGGATAACTATACAACAGATCCGATTTTAGTTAAAAGTATTGACGACTTACAAGTTAGTTATGCAAAACGTCAGTCGGTTTTGTCTTCACATATTGCGACGTTAAGCGACGTTATAGCGACCTCAACACTTCAAAAATGGGCGGTTTCTGTTTCAGCTACGCATGTAATTAGAACGACAGGAGCGAACACCGGAACTTTACCGAACGCGACAGCGACCGGAACACGCTTAAAGACAACAAAAGAAGACGTCGCACGCGCCGCGGCTAGAATGGATTTGGACAAAATTCCAGCAAAAGAAAGATACTTAGTAATGCCGGCGGTTATGTTTTACGACTTGTTTACTGATAGCGATTTAGTACGCACACGCGCCCAAATCGGCGCTGACATGCTCGCAAAAGGGGTTATTGCTGAATTATACGGCTTTAATATTATTAAGCGCGGCGAAGTAGTGAAATACACTTCAGCTGGCACGAATACGCTTATCGCTTCAGAAACGGCCGACGCTGTAACTGATTGCGCCGGAGCCGTAGGATTTAGCCGTTATATGACGTCGCAAGCTTTGGGCGCTATTCAGGTTTACACGCTAGAAGGCGACCCGACAAAATACGGAGACGTTTTTAGCGCTGAAGTTAACCACGGCGCACACTTTTTAAGACCGAACAACATCGGACGTATTTCGATAGCGCAAGGAGTTGGCGTTTAATTCCTAAAATAAATAAATATTAAAAAGGCGACGCGTTATTTCGTCGCCTTTTTTTTTAACTTTTAAAAAATAAAATTATGAATGATGTTATTTTTAACCGTGGCGAAGGCGGTCTTGGACGCGCTTTGGCTGGTGAAGATCATATTTCGGGCCTTTTGGCTTTTTTATTAGCGGCGGACTTGCCAGCGGCTTTTTCCACTAATAAAATACAAGTTATTTATTCTATCGAAGAAGCTGAAGCGCTTGGAATCACAAAATTAGCGGCTTCACCTGAAGCTGTAAAAAAACTTCATTATCAAATAAATTCGATATTTGAAGTGAATAAAAAGGCGGTTATTTATTTGGGAATTTATACGCGCGTAGCTTTAACGGCGCCGGATTACGCGAAAGTGCTAGATATTCAGCGTTTCGCCGAAGGTAAAGTTCGACAAATCGGAGTTTTAAACGAAGAAATTGCTTTCGCCGGTTCTGTCGTTACTGCTTTGCAAGCGCAAGCCGACATACTAGAAGCGGAGCATAAACCATTAAGTATTGTTTACGCTGGGAATATGTCAACTTTTGCCGTTCTTGCTACTTTGCCGGATTTACGCGTTTTAGACGCAAAAAACGTTTCTGTTGTTGTTGGTCGAGACGGCGCCGGACTTGGTTCGTCTATAAATACTTCAATTTTAGGTTTAACAATTGGAGCGCTTTCGCTCGCAAAAGTTAACGAAAACATAGCTTGGGTTTCTCGTTTCAATATAGCCAAAAACGCGACAAACGAATTCGACGTTCCGGCCCTTACGACAGACGGAACACTTTTAAAAATGTTAAGCGCTGGCGCGGTCCAATCATTAACCGATAAAGGTTATATTTTCTTAAAAAAACACGTTGGAGCCGCCGGAACTTATTTTGACGATACACCAACAGCGACAGCCGTAACGTCCGACTATGCTTTTATAGAAAATAACCGAACAATCGATAAAGCCGTTAGAATTTGTCGGAATTTTCTTTTGCCTTCGTTAAACGCGCCGCTTTACGTTTTTGATAACGGACTGCTAGCCGAAGACACTATTGCAAGCTTTAGAAACGACGCGCGCCGCGGTCTTGAAGGAATGCAAAAAGACGGCGAAATTTCGACGTTTGAAGTAATAATAGACCCGTCTCAAAACGTTTTAAGTTCTTCAAAAATCGTTTTGACTTTAAAAATTGTTCCTGTTGGAGTTGCGCGAAAAATAGAAGTAAACATTGGCTTTGCCGTTAAAATATCTTAAAAATGGAAAACATACCTTTAATTAACGGGCGCGCGTATTCTTACGTCGACGTTATTGTAAAAATTGCCGGAGTTCCGGCGCCTTCTTGTATGAAAATTAATTATACCGAAGAACAGGAAAAAACGAACAATTATGGAACCGGTTCGCGTCCGACATCGAGGGGCGCCGGAAAAATTGAAGCAAAGGCTTCTATTGAGCTTTCAATGAACGACGTCGAAGCAATTCGAGACGTCGCGCCTTTGGGTTCGTTGCTAGCTTTGCCAGCCTTCGACATTGAAGTTCATTTTTTAAACCTTCAAAAAGTCGTTACGCACGTAATAAAAAATTGTGAGTTCACAAGTGACGGAAACGAAGCCGGAGTTGGTGACACGGATATAAAATTTAGTTTTGATTTAATTCCGTCGCATATTCTTTACAGATAAGAAAAAAGTCGTATTTTTAGCAAAAATTAAACAAGAAAAATGAGCGCTAAAAATTCACAAATTGAAAAAAAAATTCGTTACGAAATAGAAGTTGAAGGCGCGGTTGGAAAACTCGCGCCTTTGTCGTTTCATGTAGCCGAAGCCTGTCTTGGCTTTACTTTTACGCAATTTCCAAAAATGATACAAGCCGGCGAAATACTTTTAAATTCGCTTTTCGTTTCCGGTGACAAAAAATACACAACAGAAAAAAACAGCGCCTTTTTTACGCGCGCATGTCTCGAAGCTTATAAAATAATTGAATTACTTTCTTACGAAGTTGACGGCGACAAAATAACCGTCGAAACTGAAGGGAAAAAATATAGTTGTACGCTTAAAAAAGACATCGACAGGGGCGTTTTAGAAAACGCGCTTGGTTTAATACGTCCAAACTTCGGCGCGCCGTTTCCGTTAACGGCCGGAAAAATGATTTTAGAAAATTGTTGGCTTGAAGGCGACGAAGAAATAAAAACGAACCATGAACTTTTAGTTCCGGCCTGTCTTGCGGCTTATTATAGAATCGAAGCAAAAGAAACAAGCTTAAAAAAGCTATAAGTCAGCACGCAATAATTGACCCTGACAACGACGAAGTTTTTGAAGTTAGGAAAATGAGCGCTTTAATTCGGTTCTACTTTAAAGAAGACCCGAACGCGTTGACTGACTTGGAATTTGCAAAGCGCTGGAACGACTTAAAATTTGCGTTGCATTTTGAAAGTAAACGAAAATCAATTTTTTAAATTATGAGTAACAATACCGAAGTTTACACAATACGACTAAACGACGTCAATTTTTTGGCTGGAATGAGACGCGCACAAGACGAAGCCGAAAACACTTCGCGACGCGTCGGCGGAATTGGTTCGGCTATGAAGTTAGTCGGCGGAATTATGGCCGGCGTTTCTGTCGGGGCGTTGGGCGTTTCTGTTGTTGAGACCTTGGCAAAATTCGAAAAATTTGAAGCCGTTTTAACGAATACTTTTGGCGACAGTTCGACAGCAAAAAAAGCGCTGTCGGATATAACCAAATTTGCAAAGGAAACGCCTTTTGAGGTCGACGAATTAACGGGCGCTTATGTTAAACTAGCGAACCGCGGCGTCGCGCCAACCATGGAACAAATGGCTAAAATGGGCGACGTAGCAAGTTCAACAGGAAAAGGCTTCGACCAATTAGCTGAAGCGGTTCTAGACGCTTCGACCGGCGAATTTGAACGTTTGAAGGAATTCGGTATTACAGCCAAAAAACACGGCGATCAAGTTCGTTTTTCCTTTAAAGGAATTTCAACCGAAGTTGGTTTTTCAGATAAAGCGATTACGGAATACATTCAAGGCCTTGGCGACATGAACGGCGTTCTTGGTGCGTCCGACGCTATAATGAAAACGACAGGCGGCGGAATTTCAAACATGAAAGACACTATTACGGCTTTATACTTGAATATTGGCGAAAATTTAAAGCCAGCGATTACAGCCGTAATTTCAGGACTAACTTCAGCTATTACGGCTATTAGTTCTTTTGTTTCTTTTCTTGGTTCCGGTTCAACGGGCGCGAAGGCTTTCGGCGTTGTTATGGGCGTTATCGGCGGCGCTTTGCTAACTTACGGAATTATTACGACAGGATTAGCAATAAAAACGGGCGTTTTAACCGTCGCGCAATTGCTTTTAAATACTGCTATGACTGCGAACCCTATTGGAATAGTAATTGTCGCTGTCGGGGCGTTAATAGGGGCGCTTGTCATGGCTTATAATACTTTTGACACGTTTCGCGCTGTCGTTAACGGTGCGTGGTCCGTATTAAAAACAATAGGTTCAAATATCGCTTCAACTTTTACCAATATACCTGATTTAATAATTAAGGCTTTTATGCAAGTTCCGGCGGCGATTATGTCGGCCTTTTCAGGCGTTGGAAAATTATTTTCAGCGATTTTTTCCGGTGATTTTAAGGCGGTTCCGGCTATTATGGCCAATCTTGGAAAAGACATTTTAAAGACGAACCCGCTGACCGGCTTCGGCGTGAATGTAGCTGAAAGTTTAACCAAGGGCGCCGGCGAAGCTTATGGTAAAGCTTACGACGAAACGATGGCGAAAGCGGAAAAAGACAAAGCAAGTTTAAAGACAGGCAAAAGCAAGGCCGCCGGCGCGAAATTAAACGTTCCTGTTGTCGGTAAAGCTGGAAAAGGCTTGGACGCTGGGATTTCAGAAGTTCGTTCTTCAGCGCCGAAAAATTTTTATATTTCTATTGGAAATTTAGTAAAAGACTTAAATATTAATACTACAAATTTAACTGAAGGTTCGGCGAAACTAAAAGAGGAAATTACAAAGCTTTTATTAACAGCTGTAAACGACATGCAGATAATTTCAGGATAAAAATGAAAACGAATATAATAAGAATTGATAACCCTATTAAATATTTTTCATTTAATAGTCTTATAATTGGCGCTAAAGGTCGCGCGTCTTCAGAATTGAAGTCATCCGTTTATCGCGAAAATTTAATTTCCGAAGAAGAAGACTTTGACAAGCGTTCGTTATTCGGTACGCCTGTTTATTCAAATTTAGAAATTCCGGCCGGCCAATATACGGACCTTAACGGAAATGTTATAAATTACGAAGGCGTCCGAATTGACACAATACTTTTCGACATATCACAGGAACGCAATATTATAAGAACCGCCGTGGCTGGAAAAAATGGAACTATTAAGCAATTTATTGCGGACGGCGACTATATTATAAATTGTTCGGGAATTATTACAGGCGAAAGCTTTGAAACGAATTCGGGTTTTGGAGTTGAGTCGGTAGTTGGAGTTCCTGAAGCTGAACTTCGAAAACTAAAAGCTATTTGTTCAGTTCCTAAAGAAATTGAAGTTATTTCTGAATTTTTGGACTTTTTCGACATTACGACCGTCGTTATTACGTCGCCAACTTTTTCGGAAAAAGAAGGTTCTAGGAATGAAATATTTTTTGCATGTTCCATGATTTCAGACGAACCTATTGAACTAAAATAAGCCGACATGTTAAGACCTTGGATAAAAATTAAAATAGGAAACGAAGCGCTATCTTATGTGACGACCGGCGAAGTTTCTTCAACTTGGAAAAAGTTCACCGATACGGCCGTTTTAACGATTCCTAAAAAAGTCGTTAAAGACGGTAAAACTATTTATATAGGAAACGAAAACGTATTTAAAAAAGGCGACTTTGTGACTATTTCAGTCGGTTATTTTCCAAAAATTGAACAAATTTTTGAGGGGTATTTAACTAAAATAACGCCAGCCGAAAACGTGACGCTTGAATTCGAAGACCCTTCTTGGATTTTAAAACAAACTAATTTAACAGTATCTTTTAAAAAAATAACACTCGAGGAACTGTTAGTAAAATGCATTGAAGAAGCGATTTCGAAGGCTTCGCCAGATATAAAAAAAGCGCTAAAATTAATCAAAATAGAAGCAATTAAAGCCGAATTTTTCGCCTTCAGGTTAACAAATGTTAATATAGTTCAAGTCCTTGACGAACTAAAAAAGACCTATTCGCTGACCTCTTTTTTTAGGAATCAAACGCTTTTTGTTGGACTTGCTTATAATACAGGCGGAAAAAAGCACAAGTTCGAATTCGAAGAAAATATTATTTCGAACGACTTGGAATATAAAAAAGAAACTGACGTTCGAATGAAAGTTAAAGTTATTTCAATGCTGGAAAATAACAAAAAAATAGAAATTGAAGTAGGCGACAGCGACGGCGAACAAAGGACTATATTTGCTTATAACGTGACAGACTTAAAAGAGTTAAAAAGAATAGGCGAACGCGAAAAAGAGCGTCTAAAATACGAAGGTTATTTTGGAAGCTTTGACACGTTTATTCATTCGCTCGTTTCACACGGCGACGAAATCGAAATTGTAAATAAAAGACAGCCGGAACAAAACGGCCTTTATTACGCTGAAGAAGTGAAACCAAGGTTCGGAATTGACGGATTTTTTCAAACGATAACGCTTGGCGTAAAAATAAGCGCGAAATAATGGAACTAAAAG